CAGGCGGCTTCGTCTCTTGCCCACAAACACCTTACCATATCAAAACGCTCGACCGGCGGCCGCATGAAGACTTACGCTACCATGGAGCGCTTTGATATGGTGGGTCCTGTAGGGATCGAACCTACGACAATCTCCTTGTAAGGGAGGGGCTCTACCGCTGAGCTAAGGACCCAGAATGGACTGTTGTTCGCGGTCTGGCGTCTCCTCTTCCGAGGACATGCTTTACGCTGCCAACAGTCCTCTTACGCTTCCAATATCGCTGCGGCTTTACACCGCCATTCAGAACAATCCGAAGACGTTCTTTGTACCCGTTTATGAGGGACGATTCCTTCAGCGTAAGCTGTTGGCATCTCAAATTGTTAAAGAACCAATCAAACCGTTGTTTGACTGAAGAAGCTATTTTACAACAACTTCGTTTGCTTGTACACAAATTTTGCAATCAGTGTTCAAACTGCAGAATTTTCCCGTCTCAGAGAGTCCATCTGCGGACGCAGTCTTTGTTTGGAAGACCTAACTCGTTATCAGTTTTTCAACCGATGAAGCTATTCTATCATCGGCTGCGTGCTTGTACACACAAATTTTGTAACCTTGAAAACAACAAAGGGACCGTCTTTTCAGAGGGTCCCTTCGTCTAGAGCTTAGCACTCGTTAGATTCGGGAACCCTTTGTTACATAGACCGCAGCAGGGGACAGCGAGCTGCAACCTGATCCAGGAAGCAGTGCGACCAAAGCGGCGAGTGATGTAAGGTTTGCGTTCATGAGATTATATATGCGTTTCGCCCGAAAAGCGCGGACGTTTGTGCAGGTTGACTTGTCACTTGACCCTGTTCTGAAGATCGTGCACGCCACGTTGAATGAGGTTGACGTGATCCTTGTGGGCAGCATGCTCCTTCCTCAGAGCTGCAATTGCCGCCTCTTGCTTCTTGATCCGCGTCTCCTGCTCCTTCGTTACCTTCAGCAGGAGGATGACCTGCTTCTCAAGGGCGGCGACTCGTTCCATCGGGTTCGGCGTGGCTGTCATTCGAGAGGGATGATCTTCTGAGAAGAGATTTCGTAGCTGCCGTGGCCGTGTAGGATGCCCTTGTGGAAGCCACCTGGGCGAGTCTCTACAACTTCAGCATGGTCGCCGCTGACGCGAACAAGCACGCCTTGGAAGTGCTGGTGTTCGATCCATGTCTTCCAAGCAGCTTGGAAGATCTTGTCGTGGGCAGGGTTGTCGAGGTCGTGGTCCTCACCGAACGTGCGTTCGAAGTTGTGGTCCCACTTCTCGTTGAATTCGTTCTCGTTCAGCCACGCGTCGAGACCAACGTAGAGGTCACCATTCTTGACAGAGTATCCAGCCCAGACCGGCTCTGCGTCGTCAACCTCGGCTTCGATCGTGTATGAGGTGGCGTCGTCCATGTCGGCGTGTGAGCCGTCCATGTCAACGTCGACTTCCACGGTTTGCCCCTTCACTGCTTCCTTCGCGGCCGCGTAGGCGTCTTCGATCGCTTCACCGTTGTGGGAGCCATCATAGATCGCCTTGCCGTTGTACATGAGGCGGCTCTTGGCAAGAAGAACGTGGATCGCCTTCTTGTAGGTGTTGGGGAAGTTCTTGACCACGTCCTTGATGTCAGGGTGGTGCTGCTCAGCGGCATCAGCGAGGGCGGACAGCTTGCCGTCCTCTTCGTTGATGCAGATGTCTTCGAGTTTCATGTGGTGGTCCTGGATAGAAGAAAGGCCGATCACCTATTTACAGTGATCGGCCTTCGATTAGGATACCTGGTCGACGATTGCTTGAGGAACCTGTCTCAGCAACCAGCAGTCGTTTTGGGATGGAGGGTACTCCTCCAGTCGTTCAAGAATGTCATCGACGACTTGGTGCGCAGCGAGGAAGACCTCCAACTTCGTGGCGTCAGCTGGAATCTCGGCTCGCTCCAGCGCCTCTGCGAGGATGTCACCCAACGTGGGGTCGAGCTTGCCGAAGATTTCGACGAATGTCACGTCAGCCCTGCAGAAGTTGCGACGGCATGCCAGACACGATCTGAATGCCAGACGTGTTCTGGATGTAGGCTGCCTCGACGTCGCCTGGCACGTCATAGCGCGCCACGATCGCGTGTGAGTTCACGGTGATGTTGCCCTCGGCGATGATCGTCCACGGGAAGAAGTTGACAGCAAGGCCGTCCTTCCCCGGTGCCACCATCAGGAGGAGCGGGTTCTTCAGCTCCACGCCACCAACCACGTCGTTAACAACTTCAGCGACGAGCTCCTGGCCTGTGACCAGCTTGATTCCTTGGACTAGCATCAGAAGGTGTACCCGACTGCGACACCAACGCCGTTGAAGCTGGTGCCATCCTGGTGGGAACGACCGTAGCCGACACGCACGTCGAAGTGCTTGTTGACCGCGTAGTCAAGGCCGACTTGAATCTTGTTGGCAGACGGGTAGTAGTCGCCGAGGCCGTTGCGGTGACGAGCACCGATGAAGGCGTCGATGTGGTCGGTCAGGCGGATCGAGGCTTGTGCTTCGACGCTGTAGTACTTCGAGTGACCGGTGAAACCGCCACCGTTCGAGTCAACGAAGTTCAGACGACCAGCCGCGATGCGAGCGGTCACGCCAACACTTTGGAAGCTGATGCCATTGCCGTAGCCGACTTCAAAGCCGTTGGCGTTCGGAACGCGAGCCGAGTCATTGAAGCGCAGCGCGAGCAGGCCTGCATCGACAGCACCAATCCGGGTGGACTCGGTGACAGATGCCTTGGTCTCGGACATCGTCTTGATGCCGAGGCTGCTCGTACCTGTTGCACGATCGAGGTCAGTCGAGATGCCGACAGTTGCGGCGGCGCTGGCCAGCCCAGTCGTCAGCGCAAGAGCGAGGGAGAGGAAAAGCTTCTTCATTGTTGTGAGGGTTCTTCTGTTAGTCGTAGAAGTACCAGTCGAGGGCATCGGTGACGTTCAGCTCCTTGCCCGAGATGGCTTCCTTGACAGTCAATATCATGCCGAGGGAAGTCGGTGTAAACGTGTAGCTCACGCCGCCTCCAACTGCTCCGTAGTAGGCTTGGCCTGCGCCAAGGTCCTGCTGTTCTTTGCTCTGCTTGGCCACGACTTCTGCCTGGACTTCAGCCAGCCAGTCGTCGATTACTCCTTGCTCAGCCTTATTTATCCCGAACGAGTTGACCCTCTTCTCAAAGTCAAGTCCGTACTTTGCAAGAAGTTCCGCGCGCTTTGCGTCGAACCTTGCCTGGAGGTTTTGCATGAAGTTGCCGAGGCTTCGGGCACGAACAGATTCCCTGAGCTCTTCGTCGCTTTTCTCGCTCATAGTTCCTCCGGTTTCTGGTAGAATGACTTGACAGTGGTCACGTGAAAGCTGCGCCAGCCCTTGCGGTCAAGCGAGTAAACGTGAATCAGGGTCGGGGATTCCGGTCGAGGGGTCGAACCGGTCTTCAACGGTGGCGTCAGCTTCTGATCGAGGGTGCACTCCATGACGGCTGCACTCCCGTCTGCCTTCGTGAACTCGACAATCCAGGTGCCGTGCTCGAGCTTGTCCTTGTAGTACTTCTTGGATTGCTCGTCGACGTTCTCACCGATCCCAGCCCAGTGGTCCAGGAGAACTTGACTTAGTGATCGGTCTTGAGTCGGGGTCATACACGTGCTCCATCTGGTCAATGTTCAGGATGTGGCCGCTGATCTTCATCTCAGGCCAGTTGAAGCTTTCATTATACACCACGTCGTCAAGAAGAGTGACATCAATTCCAGGATCGATGTTGCCCTTCAGACCACGCGCGTGCATGCATTCTCGAAACGCGATCTGCTTACCAAGAAACTGGAGCAGCTCGGTTCGTGAGAGCTCACGACGGAAGATGGGGATCAGAACGCGGCACATTTCCTCGACGGTTGGCACGGCGTCGAACTTGACACCAAGCGCCTTCTCCAGACCTGGACGGCAGCCGAGGTTGAAGTTCTGGCGCTCCTCGTCGTTCCAGATGGCGAATGAGAAGATGTTGATCGAGTGCGGCTGCCACCGGCGGATGTACTCCTTCGTTCGCGCGATGCCAGCAGGGTAGAGGTCGGTGTGGTACCAGCCTCCAGTTCCTGTTGGAACTGGGGCGATGAGGGTCGACTCAAGGTCGAGGTGCAGGTGGCGGCGACGTTCTGTCATGGGAAGAACTTCAGGTTAAGCTGCTCAAGTGCTTGGAGAATTTCATCTTCCAGTTCAAGAGCTCGAATCGGATCGAGAAGCTTGTGGTTGTCACCGACGTTAAACCCCACTTGAAAGACCACGATGGCATCAAAGGTGTTGGGGTCGCACATCGTGCTCTTGTATCGAACACGCGTGTCGTTGTGGCTCTTGCGAGTGCGGATCTTTGCCATCAGTCGCCGAGGTCGTACAGTGATCTACTGCCACACGTGGGCAGCTTTTCAAGGTTCATGCCAGACCACAT